CTTGGTAGATTTACTATTTCAGCCCCACGATCATGAATCATGGCAGGTCCACCTTTCCAGTTATCAGTACCAGAATATAGTAAAGGGATATTTAATGGTCCAAAGTGTGAACCACCAACACCCGGTACCCAGTCTGGAATGTCTACTGAAATGCCATTGACCGCCGAAATCAAACTATTAATTGATGCTTTAATACCTGCAATAACTCCATCAAATATACTTTGAATTGGCATTACAATCCCCTCAAAGATTTGAACGATACCATTCCATGCCATACTCCAATTCCCTGTAAATACGCCTACAAGAAAGTCTGTAATACCACTTAATACAGTTGTAATTCCATTTACAACACCTTCAACTACAGTTAATGCAAATGTTAGTATCCTAATTAGTTTTCCAAAAGCATCAGCTACTTTCGATACTATTGGCTGTAAAGCTGTAACAATTCGGCTAACTGCACCTTTTATGATGCCCACAAAGCCTATAAAGGTTTGTCCTATACCTTCTAATACTGGTTTTACCTTATCAAAGTTTTTATAAATTGCTAGACCTAATAAAGCAATTACACCTATCGCAATCCCTACAGGTCCAGTAAGAACTAATGGTATTAATCTACCTATAATTGGTAATACCCTCATAGCTATGCTACCAATACTACTAAATGCTCTTGCAATCCCTTTTACTGATACTTCTAACAGCTTATTATTAATGCTTTGCCCTCTTAATACTTTCCCAATATTTGCATATGTCCGCATCAAAGAGCCAATACCACTTGTAATAGGCCCTAGTATTTTTGTAAAAGCAGTAAACCCTACAATGCTTATACCAACATCAATTGCTATATTTTTAATTGCTGGACTTAAATCAGTAAAGTATTTTGCTAAATTGCCGATTGTGTCAGCCACCTTTTGTACCCTAGGCTGCAATACATCTGCAAAGCTTATGGCTAATGCCTCTACTTTACTTTCTAAATCCTTGAATGACCCTAGCAGTGTTTTCTTCATAATATCTGCTTGTGCTTTAGATGAACCTGTTGCAGAATCCATTGAACTACGCATATCATCGTATGCTTCTTTTGTAGTATTCAATACGGCAAGTAATGCAGATGT